AATTTCTTGTTTAAGTTTACCCTGAATACCAAACTCCACCACAGCACATCTCGAATGGAGGGGTTCAATGATTTTATTTTTGTAGTTGCAAGTGAAAATGAATCTGCAGTTGTTGGAGAACTCCTCAATACTCGCTCTAAGAAGGAGTTGTACGTCGGGAGTGGTATTGTCTGCTTCATCGATGATGATGACTTTGTGCTTTGACTCGCTGCTAAGAGAGACGGTAGATGCGAAGTTCTTTGCGTTGTTCCTAACAGTGTCGAGAAAACGTCCTTCATCCGATCCATTAATGACATAAACATCCACTCCTAATTGACTACATAATGCTTTTGCTACTGTAGTTTTCCCACATCCTGCAGGACCAGCAAGAAGCATATTTGGTATTTCACCCTTATTTAGAAATTCTAAGAAAGTTTTCTTAGTCTGTTCTGGTAAAATACAATCTTCAATAGTTTTGGGTCTGTATTTTTCAACCCACAAAAATTCATCTTTCATTTATTATACCCTGCTGATCTTCCATCTTTCCACTCCAATTTTTCATAATCAAAATCAGGATGTGGTGCAGTTGGTACTACAGGATTCTTAGTTCTATTGTGAATAACAATAAACTTGTCTGCTGCAAATGTACCAGCAAGACATACTTGAAGTTTATCACCATCATTCCAATTAGGATCACCATTCATTTTAGTATGGTTCATTGCCTCTTGGATTTTGTCAATTACTTCTTGGGTTAATTTCATAATACTTGAATAACTCCATAACATTCAGGAATCTCACTCATCACTTTCTTTTCTATACCTTGCTTCAATGTCATAGCACTCATTGCACAAGTAGAACATGCACCACCCAATCGTACTTTAACGAAGTTTGTTTCATGTTCTATCTCTACAAACTCTAACCATCCACCATCTGCCTCTATGTAAGGCACCAATTCTTCTAATACTTTAATTACATTTTCCTCGGTCAATTCCATCAATCAAAAGTAGAATCAGGTTCTAATGCTATGTAGTATGTTAAATCATGGTTAGCACTTCTGAATCGTGATAAAAGTTTAGAAGATACAACTACATTATAACTACCAGGTAAAATCTTAATATTCTCCACCTTAAAATTAAATGAAAACTCCTTATCAGTTTCTCCAACTACTATAGAAAAACTATTAGAGGTATCATTCTTTTTATCACGAACAAGAATCTTAACAACTCCTCCACCACCAACTACTGCTAAATCAGGCAACTGATAAATTGCTGCTGCTTTAAGAAGTTTGTCAAGTTGCTCTGTCTTTAAATCGAAAGAAACATCTTCAGTAGGAAGAGTAATAGGTTTATCAGGAGGTGTAATAATTACAGCAGGATCAGCAAAAAAATACTGAGAACGCATTTTGCCTTCTCTAATTAATACATGATTGTCATTAGCAAAATCCAATTCAGGATCATGATGCAATGACAGTCCATTTAAAAACTGATTAAGATCATAGATACCAAAATCTTTTGGTAACTCCTCATCAATACTTACTTCTGCAAGAATATTTTTCATCACACTTATAGTGCGAAGTCTACTCCCCTGCTTAAACAAAAGAGATTGATTAATAGTAGAAAAGTTTTTTAAAAAAGAAAGAGTTTGTTCAGAAAGTTTCATAACCACGGGTCGGAGTTTCATTTAATTGCCCACTGAAGTGATAAAGTAGGAGTGAATAGTGTAGTGCTTTTAGTATATCACGTTTTGCTTGTCCCTTCTTATCATAACGACTTAGATACTTAATTGCATTAGAACGACAGAATGATTCTGCATCTCCTACAGATTCTATAAGGTCAAGTGTCTGGACGTTATTATTGTCAGAAGTATAATGTCCACCATAAGTGGTAGAAATATAATCCTGAAGAGCTTTGATGGACTCATCCTCTTTATATTTTCTAGGATTGTCTGTTTCTATTCCAGGTTTAGTAACATGATGTGCGATTGAATCATCGTTATCAGAAAGTGTAGTAAATGCTGATGGATAATCATCAGGAAGACTAATATTCAGAGTATCATATCCTGAAGATCCTAGTGCATCTCCAGCATATACATCATAGTTACTAGTATCAATACTAATATTTTCATAAGGCATATCAAGAGAATTGAGATCAACAGATTCTGTTGATAATCCCACAACAAAATCTGCTCTTGCTCTATCTACTGGATTAGTAAAAGGATTCTCCCTATCAGGGTCATTACGTTTGTAATCAAACCATGCATCAGAATGTTCTATATCTGGTGTTGTTACAGTATATACTGCAGTGTTTCCAGTTCCAGTAGTAATGATAGGATCATACTCATCACTTTCCAATGATGTTACAAATGTAGACTCTGGTTTAGGGTCATACTCATCACTTTCTAAAGAAGTTATTCTATTGTCTTCAGTCATTTCATCATCCCCATAAATTTCGTCATAAAGTAAGCTCCATGCATTAATCATACCCCTAGTCCCCCAAGTTGTCAAGATTTACATCTGCATCTACTTTATCATAAAGTTGTAGAAATGCTTCTTTAGTTTCATCATCAAATCGGTTTACACAAACCTGAATTGCTTTCATCTTATCCCCAAAAATGGAATAAGCACGTAGAATGTGAACAAGACGACGAGTGCTAATAATCTCATCAATACCTCCATCATAAAATGTTTTACGAATAATGTCACCCCAATCAACCAATCTTGCAAGAAAATCAATATCAGTAACACCAAGATTAGAAGCAACACCACCAAGAATTCTTTTCTCTACAGAAGGTGCTGGATAATCCTGCTCAAAGGTTACAGGGAATCTTTCAAGAAATGCTTCATTAAGTACATTAGTACCAATGAATCTACCATCGTCAGAACCTTTACCCTTTGTGTTTGCAGTTGCAACTACATTGAATCCTACCGAAGGTCTGACAAACTTACCGATTTTTTTGAGGAACAAGCCTTTGCCTTCAAGTATGGGTTGGAGGCAAAGGATTTTGTTACTAGCCAAGTCAACCTCATCGAGTAACAAGATTGCTCCTCGTTCAAGTGCTTCAATGACAGGTCCGTTATGCCAAACAGTTGCCCCATCAACAAGACGGAACCCACCAATAAGATCGTCTTCATCAGTTTCAATAGTAATGTTTACACGTATAAGTTCTCTCTTCAATTGAGCACATGCTTGCTCAACACCAAAGGTCTTACCATTACCTGAGAGACCAGTAATGAATGTAGGATAGAACTGCTTAGACTTAATGATACTTTTAACATCATTAAATGAACCAAATTTAACAAAAGTTGAATCTGTTTCAGGTACAAGATTTTGTGTTTGAACTGGTTCAACAGCAGGAGCACTAAAAGATTTTTCAATATTCTCAACTGCTTTAGTGGTAACTTCTAAGTTCCACTTACCACGACCAACATTAAACTCTTTAAGTTTTTTGGTAACAGTTTGATAAGCAATGTCATTAGCAGCACAGAATCCACGAACATCTGCAGCCGTAAACTCTTTACCATATGTACTTCTCAAACCATCAATAATTTCGTCACGAGTCATTTTAATCTCGAACATAATGTAGTGCGTTTCAATACATCTATAATACACGAAAAAGGGGTCGTATAGACCCCTAGTGGACACTTATTTAATTGTCTTTTGTTTCTCAAAAAACTCTCCTAAAGAGGATGATACATCAGGTGGTTCAGGATCTTTATAACCCTTCATCTTCTTCCACTTGTTATGTAATGCACCCATCATCCATGACTGAGAAAGACTCTTAGGACCGTTCTCAAGAAGATCTAGCTCATACCTGCTAGAGGTATAACCTTTATACTCTTCTCTCCAATTTGAATCATCATAAGGTTTTGTCATGTTTACCTCCTATCGTTTTACATCGTGAGCACAACCATCACCAGTATAGTCATCACTATTATAATAACCATTCTTTGTTCCAAAGAAAAGTGTTAACCCTACAAATGGTAATGCTGCTAAAATTAAAAAAGTTTCAAGAATCATTATCCGTAAGTAAAGGTTTTGTTTTTAATTTTAGTATCACCATCTGATGATGATCTACCAGGTTTCATTGTTCCTGCTGTAAATCTCTTTACATTTCTACC